GGATGATGGATATGAATTCTATGATGAACTCATTGCTTGTATTGAAGATCTTAAAGATGAGATCCTGGAGTATATGGATGGGAAAGAATCTGAAAGAGCACAAGTGGCTATGGAATTTGGAGATGAGGCTGAGGACTTTGAACCAGAACTAAAGTCTGATGCAGAATCGGAAGCGGAAGCAGCATAATGGAAGTAAGAAGTACCGGAAGATGTGCGGTGAACTCGACCAGGTTGATGTGGTTATCTATATCAACAGGATTTCTCCCTACAGATACGAGCTGCACATCAACGGTACTATTATTAAATCCTACCGGCAGCGGCAAAGCTGCAACAATCAAATAATTAAACTCTATAAATCAAAAATTCAAAATGACTATAGGATATTCAACACACTGGCCGAAAACTATGGGACCAGAATATGCAGGGAAACCGAACCATTTTCCTAATAAAATAATGAAGTATTGTTGGCAAAACATTCCATATCAAACCAATGATTATGTATTAAATCAAACTGAAAAAGACAAATTGTTGTTTGATAAAATTCAGCCTTTTGGTTCTATAAGTGTTTTTGAGCAGGAAAAGTTAATCCCGAAACTTCACACCTTCCGCCATGATCTTAATGATCGTTGGAAAGTAGGAATGAAAATTCACCCGGTGATTCATAATAGAACAAAGAACCGCTTTCAGTTTGCTCCTGAATTAGTAGTTAAAAGTATTCAGAAAATTAGAATAAAAGTAATTGATGAAATACAGAAACATTACTCCTACACTATAAAAACAAAATTATCTGGTGAGACTTATCTAAAGCATTTTGAGGTTTACATCGATGATAGATTTCTAACTAAAATGGAAGTTAGAGAATTAGCTACCAACGACGGATTTGAATCAGTAGAGCAATTCTTTGCCTGGTTCAATAAAGACTTTACCGGGAAGATTATTCACTGGACCAATTTAAAATACTAATCATGCAAATAGTTGAATACACTAACGAGTTTCAGGTACGGATTGATTTTAATCATTTCCGGAAAAGGAATACTGCAGCGGTTAAGAAAATACCTGCAGCCAAATTTGATTATACCGATAAGGTTTGGAGGATCCCATTAAGCGAAAGAGGGAACCTGGTACGCCTTCAAGATTATTGCAAAGCCAAATATTACAAAGTAGATGAGTCTCCACAGGAACTGGGAAACATTGCACCCCTTCCAGAACTCGCTGAAGAAATACCCTTATCACATCCTGATGGTTTTGGATTTCGTCCATATCAAACCAAGGGAGTAGCCAGGGGATTAGAGCTCAAACGTTTTATGAATGGGGATGAACAGGGACTGGGAAAAACCTTGCAAAGTATTGGTACCATCTATGCCGATTTTCTAAAGGGTGAAGATGTATTTCCCTGCCTGGTTATTTGCCCGGCATCCACAAAGATCAACTGGAAGCGTGAGTGGGAAATGTGGACAGATAGAAAGGCAATGCTTTTGGATGACAAGATCAAATCTTCCTGGCCTCGGTACCACGAAATAGGAATGGCCGATGTATTCATTGTGAACTATGAGAGCCTGAAGAAGTATTTCGTTCAGCATATGCCTCCAAAGGGAAAGCTGAGAACTTCCAAAGATATCATTATGGATCCAAGAGTTGACCTATTAAAATCTGTGATCGTAGATGAATCCCATCGCTGCAAGGATACCAAAACTCAACAGGCTAAGTTCACCCTCAATATTTGCAAGAATAAAGAACGAGTGATTCTTCTTACTGGTACCCCTGTTGTAAACAAGCCAATGGATCTATTCCCACAGCTAGCAATTATGAACCGCCTTGAACATTTCGGAGGAAAGAAAGGTTTCCTGGAGCGTTACTGTGAAGGTGGAAAAGGAGCTGCTAATCTTAAAGAGCTTAATTACCTGCTCAATAAACATTGTTTCTTCAGAAGGGAAAAGAAGGATGTGGCCAAGGATCTTCCGGAAAAGCAACGTCAAACAATTATGTGTGATATCACCACCAGATCTCAATACAACAAAGCACGTGATGAGTTCGTGAAGTACCTGAAGGAAAAGGGTTGTGATGATGCTGAAGTGGCTAAGAAGTTACGTGGTGAGATCATGGTGAAGATGGCAGAGCTGAAGAAGATCTCAGCCTATGGTAAACTCAATGAAGCCAAAGAATTCATTCACCAGGTAATTGATGCAGGTGAAAAGCTGATTGTATTTGTGGTCCATCACGTGATTGTTGATGAACTGAAAAAGGAATACCCGGATGCTGTTACTGTTACCGGTCGAGATAACCAGGATCAGAAACAAAGTGCTATTGATGGATTCCAACAGAACCCAGATGTGAAACTGATCATCTGTAATATCAAAGCCGCCGGGGTTGGTATTACCCTTACAGCTTCCTCCAGAGTGGCCTTTATAGAATACCCGTGGACTTATTCAGATTGCGTACAATGTGAGGATAGAGCTCATAGGATTGGCCAGCTTAACAATGTAATGTGTACGTACTTCCTTGGCCAGAATACAATCGATGAACAGCTGTATGAAATGATACAGGCAAAGAGGCACGTTGGGAATACCATTACCGGTGCCACAGATATGATGGAAATGACAATGGTAAGTAATGTAATGGATCTTTTTAATTAATAAGATAACTCCAAAAATAATGGCTAGACCAGAAAAAAATACAGTTGATTACTTCCCTTTCATTTGCGCTGAAGGAAAGAAGATGTACTACTTAGAGGAGGCATATGGGAATGATGGGTTTGCCACTTTCGTAAAGATCTTAAGGGAGCTAGCAAATACAGAATATCATTACCTGGACCTCTCAAAAAACACCACCAAGATGTTCCTTTCAGCTAAGTGTAAAGTAACAAAAGAAACCCTTGAATGTATCATTAATGACCTGGTTGAACTAGGCAAATTTGATAAGTCTTTTTGGGATGAATTTGAGGTGATTTGGTGTCAGGATTTTGTAGATAGTATTCAAGATGCTTATAAAAAGCGTTCAAACAAATGTTTAAATAAAAAAGGTTTAAGGGAACTTTTAAACGGTTTACGTAACCCTAAACCTAGTTTTAGTATAAGTGAAGGCTCCGTAAAACCACAAAGAAAAGAAAAGAAAATAAAAGAAGAGAAAAAGAGAGAGTCGCGCGCAATTGATTTTTTAAAATTTGAATACCCCCAGAGGTTTGAAACTGACTTTTTGATGAAGTATAAATCCAAGATTCAGAACCCTAAAAAGTTTGCTGAAGATTTTAACGATACGGTTGATCAGGAAGATCTGGAATTCACCGATAAAATTCTATTTGCAAGGCTTGGAAAATATTCCAGGAACTGGATTGAAAACCAAAACAAATATTCCAAAACCCCAAAACCTGAATCATACGAATCAGGAAAATTAGCAAAATTTTAAAAATGGTAGAACCAAGACAAAAAACGAATTTCGTTTCAAAAGAATTCAAAGTGATTTCCCTGGAGAAAGGAAAAATACCACCTCAGGCAATTGATCTGGAAGAAGCAATACTTGGAGCTGTACTTCAGGATAAATATGCAGTTGGACAGGTAGTGGAAATATTTCGAAAGGAACAGGTGTTTTATAAAACAGCTCATCAGGAAATTTATAATGCAACCCTTGAGATGTTCGAAGAAAGTGAACCGGTAGATCTTCTCTCGATTATCCACAAATTAAAATCCAGAAAGACTCTTGAAAAAATTGGAGGTGAATTTGCTTTGATTCAGTTAACGCAAAAATTTTCATCCTCAGCTCACATCGAATATCATTGCAGGATAGTAATGCAAATGCATGTGAAGCGCCAATCGATTAAAGTGGCCAATGAAATCATTGAACATTCCTACAACGATGAAACCGATATCTTTGATCTTCTCTCAGATTCTCAAAAACAAATCGATGATGTTGCACAATGGTTAATCAGAAAAAAACCATCTGATTTTAAAACTGTAGTCGATAGCATTTTTGATGCTTCAGAAAATAACATTTCCGGAGTACCAAGTTCCCTGGCTAAACTTCAGAAGAAATTAAACGGGTACCGGGAAACTGATTTGATCATTCTTGCAGCACGTCCTGGTATGGGAAAAACCGCCTTGATGCTGAACGAGGCAAAACATATGGCAAAGCTGGGAATACCTGTTGGGATCTTCAGTTTCGAAATGAGTGCCAAGGATCTTGCCCGCAGAATGCTTGCTGAAGAATGCGGAATTGATTCGAGCAAATTAACCCTCAACCGAATTGATGCTTCCGAAAGAAAGCTGATGAGTGAAAAACGTGCTGAATTTGAAAAGCTACCAATCTTCATTCACGACCAGGCAGGTCTTACCCCGATGGAATTAAAAGTTCAGGCCGGAAAATGGAAAAGGGAAAACGGAATCAAAATGTTGTTTGTTGATTACCTGCAGCTGATGCAAGCATCTGGAAAAAACGGTACTGGGAACAGGGAACAGGAGATCAGCAGTATATCCAGATCCCTCAAAGCAACTGCCAAGGATCTTGAAGTTCCGGTCATGGCTTTATCCCAATTATCTAGAGCCGTTGAACAGAGAGGAGGTTTCAAACGTCCAATACTTTCAGATTTAAGGGAGTCAGGAGCCATAGAACAGGATGCCGATATTATTATGTTTTTGCTTCGCCCGGAGTATTACAAGATCTATGAATGGGATGATGATGAACTGGGATCTTGCAGAGGTCAGGCAGAGATCGGAGTGGCTAAATTCCGTGGAGGTGAAACAGGTCAAACAGTTGTAGGTGCCGATCTTCAGTATATGCGATTTTATGATCTGGAAGAGAAAGATTCATTCTTTGAAAATCTACCGGTACCAAATCAAAATCCTGAAGATGCATTTGAACCAATTGAAAATAATCAACCCATCGAGGATGATGATGATGATGAACTCCCTTTCTGATGCAGTGGACCATCGATGACATAAAAAAGCTGAAGCTTGGTAATAATTATACCGAAAGCGTAAATAAAACACCCGTAAGTGGAAATAAATTACCCAAAATTGAAAAGGTTTCACTCGAAAAAGAAACTATCAAGAAGCTCTTATGGGTCCTAAACCGGGAAGGTAGCATTCCGGAATACGTTGAAGAGTTGGAATTTTCTAGAGAAAGAAAGTTCCGCTTTGACTGGGCCATACCAGAGCTTATGATTGCTATCGAATATGAAGGGATCTTCTCAAAGAAGTCAGGACATACAACTATTAACGGTTACACCAAGGACTGCGATAAATACAATCTGGCTGCGCTTGAGGGATGGAAAATTCTTCGTTATACGGCTAAGAATTATCAAAATTTGGGAAGTGATCTAAAAAAAATGTTAAGAAAGTAATATAATATATTACTTTTATTGTTAAGTTTGTGTCTGTTAATGTCCTATAACCGCTAAATATTCCCCCCGATGAATAACACGATAAGGCATTTAGTTAATGATTTCGAGGTTGTTAAAACCTTGGACACTCCCTCTACAAATCAATCTGATAATCCTTCACCAGGAACAGATCCTCAAGAATTTATGAAAGCGAAAGCTGGTTTTTTAATGTTGTGCATCGGAATGATGTGCTTCACGGGATTCGGTAATACTACAGCCGACCTGACCGAGAATTCGACAGCTGATGTGATCCAGGTGGATCTATCAGTAAATGTGGTAGCTGCTCCAGCAATGGATGTGGTTTTTGATTCCTTCCATTCGGAAGCAGCATTTGTCCTTGCTGTAAATACGGACGCTTACCCTGTTAGGGAGAATGCAAACCAATTGGACGTAGTGGTAACCTTAGCCGATCAAGATGTCGGTTGGTGCACTATTGAAAATGACCTATCCACATCTAAAGCGATTAAAGATCCCGGGGGTGTACTGTCAATGTTTTATATATAAGCCAACCCACAGAACAATTTAAAAGCCTATCTCGGTAGGCTTTTCTTAAATCGCAGGATAGAGCAGTTGGCAGCTCGCCGGGCTCATTACCCGGAGGTCATAGGTTCGAATCCTATTCCTGCTACAAAACCCGATAGAATTACCGCACAGCCTTTACCCAGAGAAAAAAGGTGCGGTTGAAAAAATAAGGTTTTTTTTATAACTAATCCCCCTTAATGCCTAAGATTGCACGTGTAACCAAGATCGAAAAAGAAGAGAGAAGCCGAAAGGTCCAGCTGTGGATACTGGAAGGGAAAAGTGATGTGGCCATACTCAAAGAGATCCGTGAAAATTGGAAATTAAGCACAAGACAGGGACAGCGTTATTTAACTACAGCTTACGATGGCTTCAGGAAAGATCAGGAGATATCCATCGAGAGTAAAAGATCATCCAAAATTGCAGAGCTTCAGGAGTTGATCCGTTCAATGAAACAAGAATACAAAGGCACCCCTGCCGGGATCAATGC